GATGGCAACGCTGGACAACTTCATGCCTGAAGAAGCGCAAGCGTCCCAAACGTAACCGGTTAATTTAGTGCTCATGGTCGTCCTTTAACTCTGTAAACTTACGCTGGAATTGTTCAAGAGGGTGGAAGCACTCATGATCGTACCCTTCGCGAAGGTATATAACGCGTCGAGTCTCGGGCTCCCATCTGATGACGTGGACTGTGATACCTCTGTGGTCTTTGAACCGCCGGTCAACTTCAGCCATTCTTCACGCCCCTTCTCGTTCATCAGAGAAAATGCCTCTACCATCGCTCTGTCAGGCTGGTAGTTGTTCGCTTCACCCTGGTCGTTTAATCTCTCCACATAGCCGAACGGGGAGTCTTTCCCCACCAGCGGAAGGCATCGGAATTGCTTAGCTGGTCTGAATCGGTTTAAACTGTTCATGCGTTAGTTTCTCCACTGAATACGACACGCCAAGACGCCAGGGGCCTGCACGCCCGCTGGCGTCACTTTTTTGAGCTTTTCTTACGGCTAAACAGCGCGATAATTGCGCGGATTTCTTCTTCACGCGCAGCCAGGTGGCGGCGGTGATGTTCTTGAATTTCTTCGGCTTCATGTTTCTCGATTACTCCATCCTCAAGAGCCTTCTGGATAATCTGATCAACCTGCCCACGCGCTGCCGCAGTTCTCATCGCCCGGGTAAACAGATCGACGCGATCAAGGTCTTCAAGTTGGGGAGCGTCCACCAGCAAAGCACCACGGCGGCGCGCGAAGTAATCAGCCAGGAGAGACGTGTTTGAAATGTCTTCCATCGCTTCCAGCTCATTTACTTCGAAGAACCGGCAGCCGTTCTTCTCATACAGGTTGTTGTTGAACTGAGTTACTGACATGCCAAGAGCACCAGCCATAGCCTCACGGCCTCCTGGGTACGCTTTGCACATCGCTTTCACTACTTCTTTCAGGCTTGGCTCTACCATGTTGATTTTCCTTTTGTAGTTACTATCAAGCAGCTGATTCAGTAGGCTTTTGGTAAAGGCTGGCATCGTACTTAAGCTTGCCTTTGGTAATGCGTTCTATTACGAACGCTTGCTTTTGAGGGATAACATCACCCCATCGGCAAACTGCCGGGTGGGAAATCCCAAGAACACTTGCGGTTTTTGACACACCGCCAAAGTGTTCAATGACTTCTGATTTGCGCATGGTTCCTCCTGGTTAACTCACGCCTTAAAGGTAACAAAAGGTACATTAAATAGCAAACAACAGTTACAGGAGTTCAATGTAACATTGGTTACATGAAAACAGAGATGAAAGACCGGATAAGATCCCGACGAGTCCAGCTCGATATAACTCAGCAGACCCTGGCTAAGCGCCTTGGGGTTAGTCGTGTGTCCGTAACGAAATGGGAGAGTGGTACAACTAAGCCTGATGGTGAGAACCTCCACCAGCTGGCTGTTGCATTACAAACAACCCCTGAATGGATTCTATATGGGAAGGGAGAAGAGGCTCAGGATGACACGAAAGTTGTCCCTTTCCTGAAAGCACCTACGCCAGTCCCAATTATCTCAGCTGTTCAAGCCGGGATGTGGACTGATACATATGCTTGCTCAAGGCTTTCTGATGTGATTTCGTGGACTCAAACTACTGCTAATGTTTCTGATGAAGTGTTCGGTCTGGTAGTTCGTGGGGAGTCAATGACTAACCCTCATGGTTTACCATCAATTCCAGAAGGGTCGATCGTTATTGTGGAGCCACATTATGGCCAGCTTGATGACCTTTATGGGAAAATTGTGGTAGCAATATTGGATGGCTCAGCAGAAGCTACTGTTAAGAAGTTGGTATGGGATAGTCCTTTCGCATATTTGATGCCGCTTAATCCTGCCTTTAAACCTATACCCATAGATGGAAACTGCCGGATTGTGGGAAAGGTTGTTCAAATCACTCAGAACATCTAAGTTACTAATTCCTAATGCCAGATACCCTTCTGGCATTTTTTTCATCCCCGCAGGTAACAAAAAGTACATTCCTCGCTTGACCATAAAGGTAACTAAAGGTACATTTAAATCACACCACGGGTACTGACAGTTACCTGCGCCGGTGTGGTAGTTAGCAGTACGGTATATGGCACATGTGCCGCAGCGGTCCGGGGATTCCTTGCAAGACATATCCAGATCCAGCGGGTAGCCGGAATGTGCAAGCCAGGCGCGTACGACAGCCAGAAGCGTTTCACCAGCGTGGCGATTAGGTGTGACACCTCGGAAGAGACGAGGCCATAACAGGTAAGAGCATTGAACCCGTAGACCTCGCGGATTGGTGAAAGGTGCCGCGCAGTGCTCTGACCGTTGTGGTAATGCGGCTATGCGCACGTGACGAAGCCAAACCATTCAACTTTTTAATGAATGCGCTCTTGATAGTGTGACGTCGCTGGTAATGGCTTAACCGGCAGGTGGAGGCACCACCGCCACAACCTCTAACCCTGTAACTTGTAATGATGGCTGTGTGTAGTCTTGTCGGTGGCAGTGCTTTGTTTATTTTCCTTGCTGACCACCGCATTTTTTTCACAACTGAGAGCGCGTTCGGCATTTTTTTTCTGAGAGGCCGCAGTCGTTAAATCAACTCAGGAGAACGCGCTCCCAATTGTGGAGAAGCTAACAGGCGGTTGCAGCCGCCCGTTTCACTAAGTGCCCGAGTTCGGGTGCTTACTAAAACGAAACCCTTTTATTTTTTGTCGCCATCTGGCGAGGGATTCGTGCAACCAAAATTCAGCGGATATTTCCACTGGAGGAATGATGAACCACCTCGAATTTATAGAGAAAAACGTGAAGGAACAGTTGATTAAACAAGGCTTTTCCTCTTCGGTGGCTCAGGGGGGGGCGTGGCAAGCGCTTGATTTATATAAGCGCATGTCACAGGCCAGTAAGAAGGGTGCGATTTTCGACGATGTAATGAGGCACGCAAAAGCCTGGGCAGACAAACAGGTTTCAAAGGCTGAAGTTACCAGGAGGAAACGAACCTCCCCTAAAGACCAAGGTGGCCTCTTCTAAGTTGTAAGGCCAAGAATTCAGCGCTGTGCAGAGCGCATATAACACGGAGAAACTATCCATGACGAACACACAGAACGTCACCGAGTTACAACCACGCATGACAAGGGAGACTCTAGTCGCCCTTGCCCGCAAGGCAGCGGTCTACCTCCCTACCGCTTCAGCCCAGCTTATGAATGAGCTGGCAAACCGTCTTGACCAAACTAGCGTTGCCCTTTGCGAATCGATGGAACAGCGTAAGGAGCTGGCAAAAGAAAACACCGCGCTGAAATTTGGTGTTCAGAGTATCCACGATACCTTTACCTCAAGTGACGATGAGGATGTATTTGAAGCTATCAGGATCGTTCACAACCTCCCAACTACAGCAACTGATGTGGTTGCTCGGGAACTGGCCGCAGACAGTATTGATGAAGCTGTCCAGATTGTTATTTCACTGATTAACCATCAGGCACCGGGTGTTGTTGCTGTTCTCAATATCCTTAACCTGCATTCTTCAAACCTGCGCGCGGGGAATGTTAAGCATGGCTAACTCATTCAAGCAAATGACCCGTGACGGAAGCATTAAGCGCACCGATACCGGGATGTTTATCGCCCTTTCAGATATCCATGTTCGTGAAGGCTTCAATAAGCGTGAAGACGATGAGCGCACACGCCAGGCTGATGATGACCTGTTTAACTACCTGATGAACGGTGGTTCAGTCCCGCCACTGGAAGTGATCGCCCGTGATGAAGGTGGTGTGTGGGTTGTTGAAGGTCACCGCCGCCGCCGTTGCTATGCACGTTGTGCTGAAGCTGGTAAGCCAGTAGATCGAATCCACATCATGCCATTCATCGGTAATGATGTTCAGCGCCTGGCTCGCATCATGACCAGTAACAACCAGCTTCCTCTCTCGGATATGGAACAGGCAGCGGTTATTCAGGAGTTGCATAACGCTTTCAACCAGACCACCAGCGAGATTGCGAAGCTGGTTAATAAGTCCGTGGCTACCGTCGAGAAGTTACTGACGCTAAGCACTGCTAACCATGACGTTCAGCAGGAAGTTAAATCCGGTGCGGTGTCTGTTGATGTCGCTGTTGACCGGGTTCGTGAGTATGGCGAACAAGCCGGTGAAGTTCTCCAGCATGACAAAGCAGTTGCAGCCGCCCAGGGTAAAACGAAAGTTACCCGCAGCTCTATCGCACCAGAACTCAGCATCAAGAACGCACGTCGATTCGTTGAGCTGATGGCTATGGCCGAAATAAGTGATGAAGGTGTTTTCACTCTTGAAGGTGCTGCCCTGGCTGAAGCTCTTTCAATTATCGACGAACACAAAGCGATCACCGATGCCCGTGAAACCTACCGCCTGTCACAACCAATACCTTCCGCTGAGGTACGCGGGAAAACTCTTCACGTCAGTCTCGGCGGTGTTGAAATCGGTACGGCTCCAATCTATCGCGGCAAAAACGTAACCATTAATGGTGTCGTAACCAGCCAGTCAAAGGCTGTGGCCCACTTCGTTAAGCAACATAAACTGCAACAGGATGCCAATCATGACAACCAATAAACCAATGACCGGCGAGCAACTGGATGAACTGATGACTGTTGCAGTCAATATGCAACGCGACAGTGAAAAAGCAGGTGAGCGCTCTGTGGCTATGTTCGCTTATGCAGTTCAGGTTGCCGTTCTTGAACTACGTAAGGTTCGTGAGGTAAAGCCAGCTGATGAAGATCACGTGGCAGCTATGAACAGCATCACTGCCATCATCGCGATTCTTGGCTTAAGCGATACGCTGGGCATTTCAGAACAAGTTGCAGAACTGAAAGCGCAGCGCGATGCACTGGCTGCGGAGAATGCTGGGCTGATTAAATTCATCACTCAAGAATGCCATGTCGCACACATTGAGCCTGAGACATTCTACGAGGAGGAGATAACTCGCTACGTAAGTGCAGATGGATATCAACCAGAAACCCCAGCGACCGACTCTTTCCGGGCTGAAGTGCGGGCCAGCGGAGTGGATACCTTTGGCGATTATTTGAATGGCCTCGGCTGGGATGAAGCGGATATTAAGCAAGTGCGTGACTTCGCCGCCCAGCTTCGCAAAGGAGTGCAGTCGTGAGCGATAGATTTTACATGCTTTGTACTCGCGAAACGGTTGGCAGTAACGCGTCATTCCACTGCCACAACGGCAACGGATATAGCTCTAATATCGACCGCGCCCACGTGTACACCCGTGAAGAAGCTCAAAGAAGCTGGGAATTGGGTAGAGATATTGATCAGCCGGTTTGCGCTGACAGTATTGATTCCATGGCTATCTGGCATGTCGATTGTCAGTACATACCTACCGAAAGCGTTATTGAGCCTGGCTGTGAGTCCTATGTGGCCTACAAAAAAGGAAGTTGGAACGGCAACGATGTGTACTGGCTACAGCACGGCGGACTTCCAACTGATGACTTCAGCAAGGCATTCGTTTTTGTTTCCGCTAACACGGCAGAACCAGGGATTGTCTGGATTCCTTTCGCTTTGGCCGACAAAGCTAAGCGCCGTACGTTCAGTATCAATGAGTTTAACCGACGCACCATGGTGCAGGCTGCTGGGCTGGTAATGCCTGATTGGCTGAAGAAGCACAACCGGAAAAAGTCACGTAGTGGAAAGGTTCGCTGGAATTGCCCTTGCTGCGGAAAGATTAGCTGGCAGTTAAACCCATACGATTTTGATGGTTGTCGTGACATTGACTGTGAAGGCTGGAGGGCCGCCCAATGAGCAACATCGACAAACGCGCATTACGTGAAGTGGCAGAAAACGCAAAATCGGTTGGCGACATTTCACGATACGAAGCGATGACCGCGCTGACTGAATTCGAAGCGGCAGCCAAACCCGCCACCGTGCTGGCGCTACTGGATGAGCTGGAATCCAAAGACAAGCGGATTGCTGAGCTGGAGGCGCGTACGTTGGTTCCGGTTGAGCCAACGCTTGATCAGTTGGTAGCTGGTAAGCGCCGATTGACTTCAACCGGGCGCATGTCTCGACTGATGTCACAGCGTCTGGCTGAAGTATATCGTGCGATGGTTAGCGCCGCCGCAGCCGGTAAAGGAGAGTGAGCATGGCTAACATGAAGCAGTTTTGGAAAGAGTGGGGCTGTATGTGTCGAGTGGTTGGCAAGCGCCACACGCGCACTTACGTAGGCACACCAAAGTTTCACTATGGCGCCCTGAGTCGCTTCCAACAAATCAAATGGCTGGACTAACCCATGAGCACAATTACCAGAGAATTCACCAAAGACCAGTTGATCGCCCGCATCAACCAGGTAACGGCAATAAATAAATATCGCATCAGCAGAGACCCGGACGCTGATGGATTGGCGATGGATAACGAGCTGCTTGCTATCGCGATGGCATCGCTAGAATCGGAGCCTGTAAGTAATCGTGATGAGTTGCCTGATGTGGAGCTGGAGACAAATGAAAGTGATCGCCACTGGTATTTAGTAAGTTGGTGCGCTAAAGGCGGGTATGTGGGGTTCACAGATATCTATTTAAGTTCTCCATGGGCTAATGGAAGCGCAAGGAAGGTCGCAGAAATAATCTCTGAGCTTAACATGGTAACTGATCTTGTTATCACCTCGGTATTCCCAATGCCAGCAGCACCGCAGCAGGAGGTGAAGTGATGGCACTGACTCACAGCGAGCTCTGCGTGCTGGCCTGTAAATTCCTTCAGAACAACGGCTTCAAAGTTGCGTTTCATGATCGCTTTGTTGCCGCAGTATCTACTGGCGAACAGCCTGATGCACTTGGATTTCGCAACCTTGCTTCATGCTTAATTGAAGTGAAGTGTTCACGTTCTGATTTTATCGCTGACCGAAAAAAAAGGTTCCGCGTAGAGCCAGAGTTAGGCATGGGTGACTGGCGGTTCTTCATGTGCGAACCCGGGATCATCTCAGCAGATGATTTACCAGCTGGCTGGGGCCTTCTTCATGTAAAAAATGGTCGTGTGTTTAAGGTTCATGGTTGGCCTGGTAATGCCATGTGGTGCAATAAGTCATCCAAACCCTTTGTCTCAAACAAACAGGCAGAATGCGATTACATGTACAGCGCACTCCGCAGAATGCAGGTTTGCGGTCATTTGGATCAGGTATATGACGGCATTCCAAGCTTCCCTCCATCGGAGGTGGCCTGATGCCTAACCCATTCGACGCAATCATGTTCGTGCTTCTCACCTGGGGCGTCATCGATCAGTCGGGGTGGCTATGGTGAGCAAACTTAAACAGCGGCGTTCGCGCCGCCTTAAAGCAGATGTAGCCTGGTGGAAAGCCGAAGCGCAGGACTGGAAGGATATCGCGATGGAGCACGCAGCCGAAATAGACAGGCTCAAAAAACTGGTTATCCGCGTGCCGATGCCGGTTCTCATGCCTAAGGAAATGGTCCACCAGCTTTACCGTACTGAAACAAAAAGATGTCTCACATGCAATGATGGGCTCAGAGGTGGGTGTTCATCGTGTGTGTTCTATAAATAAATGCCGGGTGCAGCCGGTTAAGTGGAGAGAAACGCATGGCCAAGTTGATGAAGGCGAGCCAGTGGAAAAAACGAGAGTTTGAAGCAGGCTCATTACCAGATAATAGAACTATCAAGCGCTGGATAGAAAACGGCAAACTTCAGGGCCGTATAGTTGATGGCGCGATCCTGGTCAGCTCTTCGGAAAAGTGGGGAGTTGATGCAATGGTCAGTGAGATGGTTCGTCGGTTAATTCAAGAGGATTAACATGGCCGCAAGACCACGTAAAATGGAGAACAGAAATCTCCCTGACTTCCTGCTTTTCGATAAAGCTACGGGTCAGTATCGCTTTACCCTCATAACTGGGAAACGTAAAAGTATTGGTACCGACCGTGTTATGGCCATAGCTATAGCAAAAGAGTACAACCTGAGAATGCGCCCAGAGACAGCACCATCTGTTGAGAGCTTAATTCGGGACTCTGGCGGCTTTAATGGTGAAGCTAAACCGTTTGCAGAGCATGTTGACAGAATAATGTCTCGCGCTATTGCAGATGAAAAACCATCACAAAGCACCCTGGAAGACTGGCGTAATGACGCGATCAGGGTGAAAGAATATTTCGTTGATATCTCTTCCTGTGACATTGAACTTGAGCATGTTAACCAGTTTATTAACCGGTACCATTCAGACTCATCCGCTAACGTTCAGAACCGCAAGGTCAGTTTTCTAAAAAAACTATTCTCATACGCAGTAGATGAATCATTAATGATGGATAACCCGGCAAGCCGTAAAAAAATGCGCAGGGTTGATGAGAAGAAACGTAAGCGCCTTGCATTCGATATTTTTATTGCTATTAGAAATGCAGCTGAACCATGGTTAAGAACTGCAATGGATCTGGCGCTTCAAACAACACATGCACGCCTTGAGGTTTCCAGAATTAAATATTCAATTAAAGAACCAAAAAATGGAGTGTGTGGATGTGTGTGGGTTGAACATCCTGAAAATGGTATCTACGGAACGTTATATATCCACCGGCAAAAGGTGCAGAAGAAAGAGGCATCACACGTAGCGATCCCTATTGGGGAGGAGTTGAAAAGGATTATTGAAGACAGCAGAGATAGTGTCGCAAGCCCTTACGTTGTGCACCGTATACCGGAGAGAAATAACAAACGCAGTAAAGAGGTTTCGCACCCTACCCAAGTAGCACCAGATTATCTAAGCCGTTCGTTCTCTGCCCTACGTGACAAGCTTGGGTTATGTGACCATTTGCCAATGGAAGAACGGCCAACATTTCACGAGATAAGGGCTCTAGCTGCACACCTATTTGATAGTCAGGGAATCGACCCTCAGGCCAGGATGGCACACAGCGATGCTAAATCAACGAAGATCTATACAAGTAATCATATCGACTGGGTTATGGTTCCTCATGGTGAGATAAAGGCAGGGTAA